AGATATCATCTAATTCTTCTTTTTTTATATAAGCTTTTCCCGGTTTTTTTCCTGGTACTTCTTGCCCACTATATTTATCAAGCCAATAATAAAGCTGATCTAATGTCATTTCGTTTGGCATTGAAGGCATTGATGGCTTATTTACATTAGAAAAAAACTCATTAAGAGGACTGCGAAATACCTCACTAGCTCCCCTAAACATATGAGGCCCTACACTATGAAGCTTCACCGCTTTAGTAATACTTTCTGGAAGTTGGGCCTCTCCAAGTCTTTTTGGAACTTCTTCTTTGCCTAGGACACTTTCTGACCTAGGCTCAGAAAGTTCTTGCCCTGATGGTTCTTGCACTAAAGCTTCTCTGTTGGTTATAATATTAAGCGCTGCTTGTCTATTTGATTGATATTGCTGGATTGCCTCCTCATGTAGTTTTGGAGACATACGTAAAACATAATCTTCATTACGTAAGTGAGGATAGAGCTTTACACCTATCTTTTCTTCTAAGTCCAAGGCTGCCTCAGCAGCCTCATTAAAGGAACCAAACTTGCGTTTCATTACGTCCTGAACTTCGGATTGAAGTTCAGAAGCTACTGGCTTCTCCTTCTGAGGAGGAATTTTTAGAATCGGAGGAGCTGGAGTAACCCAATCAGGTGTGGGAGGTTTTAATAGTGTTCGCTTTGGTTCCTCAGGAGTAGGTTGAACTTCTTCAAAAGGCGCTGTAGGTTCTCCTGGAGGTGCTGTAGGTTCCTGAGGCTTTTCTGCGATATCCTCAGGAGTTACTATTTGAGCAGGGGATTTTGGGTGAACCATCTTTCGGGCTTTGATTCCAAGGGCAGTAAGCAATCCTCCAAGGATAGCCCCAGCCAGGCCTCCGGCTCCTCCAGCTTCTTTTATTCCATTAAAAAGACTAACTGCCTCTTTGTAGTCCTGGATGGCTATTGCATTAGCTCCTATTTCCTGGACTATTTCTTGAACTGCTTCATCAGTAAACCCAAACAAAGTTCCAGCTGTCCGGGGATGCTTAGCGGCTGTTTCTACGGCTTTGTTCCAGACTCTTTGATAAAGTTGTTTAGCTACTTCGGGGCTTTTCTTAGCTACGGGTTTGACAAGTGCTTTTGTTACTCCAGTAAGAAGTTTGAGTCCTGCCAAATCAATAAGCCCAAGATACTTTGCTTTCGTTGCTGCGTCTACTGCAATTTCCTCGGGAATGCCTTGCTGGATTCCTCGTTCCAACATACTAACACCTTCAGCTGACATCATAGGAAGTGCCGCAACACTAAGTCCTACAGGTCCTCCCCCAAATGCTACGAAGGGAAGTGCCCCAAGTGACTGTCCTACACCTTTCATGCCAGCGTAAGGAATACTTTCTTGTATATCAGGTTTTATGGAAGTTTGTCCACTTACATAACCCAGATCTTCAGATCCTAATGCCGCAGCAAAAGGTATCTTACCTTCTTGGCTTTGTTTGTAGAATTTATATGCATAGCTTTCTTGGATTGGAGTCTTTAGATACTCCTTAGCAGCTTCTTTCTGCTCGGGTGAAGGTAAAGGCTCTGTTATAGCTGTAAAGCTAGGGGCTTTGCCATAGTATCCTTTAGCAAAAGGCGTACCTTCCTCAAGCCCAGTCGGCAATTCAGAAATGCGTTTTGCTTTAGATTTTTGTTCTAGTTCTTTCTGGAGTGGTATACTAGCAAGAGATTCTTGTGCCCCATGAATAGGAGCAACAGCTAGTGATTTAATCCAATCCCCTGTAGTTGTAGGCCTAAATACTCGGTCAAACTTCTCAAAGGGGATATCAGAATAACTTTTCTTGTGTATCCCCAGAGATATTTGCTCATCCGTAAGGTCGTTGTATTGAGGATTTTGCTTACGAAATTCAGATATATTTATCATATACACAGACCTTTTATTTAATTAAATGCCTGATACCTAATGGATCATTGTCTTCAGTAACCTGGGGAGTTTCTTCTTGCTTATTACCTAGCTCAGACTTCCAGTTACTTCCAAAAATCGAAGACATTTTTTCATCTAAGACAGTGTCTAAAGGCACATTACGTTTAAGTGCCTCTATATGATTTGGTGACCCAGGAGAAGAGGATTTTAGAAGAGTCTGATACATATCCTCAATTGCTTTCTTTCTGTGAGTAGCTTGAGCCACAGCAGCCTTAGCATAATCAGGCAGCGCAATAAAATCCTCTACTGAAATATCTGTTCCTTCAAAGAGTTTTTTACCAAAAGCTTTAAGAGCCAGTTCTTCTCGCTGCTGTTTTTTACGAGCCAGCTCAGACTGAATTCTTGTATGTTCTTCTTGGGCTCGGCGAGAACCTTCTAAAGACTCCGCAATACGAGCTTGCGAAGCATAATATTTTTCTTTTGCTTGAAGTTCTTCCATATCCGTAATAAACTTCAGGGCATCTTTACCAGTAACTGTTACCGGAACCCCAAAAGCATTTATAGTAACTGGCTTAGTTGTTTCAAGTTCTCTTTCAGTAACAGCAGCTTGCATTCCCAACCCACGAATAACTGCTGCTTTATGTGCTCTTTCATACGGAGCATTTTCCTCTATTATTGCCTGCTGACTCGCCGCAGCTATTTGTTCGGGAGTAAGCCCGAGATTGCTTGTACCTGGGGTCTGCTGAGGCGCCGGCATAGTTGGTATCATCCCAGACGCCGGAGAACTGGGACTACCTTCGAAAGGGACTGTACCTAAAGCAGAACTCGGGGACTGTAAATACCTATTTAATTCTTCTTGATTTGCTGGAACTCCCTGAGGAGGAGTAATACCATACTTCTTAAAATCTTCTGCTGTAGGTGTTCCCTGTTGCCATTGAGGTGTAGTCTGTGGTGGAAACAGGGGAGTAGGATTAACTGGCGCAGGTACTTGTCCAGGTTGCCCCATAGGCTGTTGTGGAGCTTGTCCAGCTGCTCTTTGTGCCTCTAGCACCTCTGCCTTTCGATTTTGTTCAGGAGATGCAGCCTTCCAAGTAATATTCTTACTTCCATCTGGCTTGATTGTTTCATTATACCCCACTAAAGAATTTCTTGAATCTCCCAACATAGCAACAGCACTTGTTCCCAGTTGCTGTCTTTTTATTTGGTCTTCGACAGCCTTATTGTATATCTGTCCTTGTATTACAGGACCATAAGTTTCTGCTGCTTGCCTTCCAAAAGTTCCTTCAGGAGACAAGGCACCACCAAACTGCAATAAACCATGCTGAAAACTAGGATCTTTTAAAGCTTCCCACCATGCCATAAGTCTTCCCCTTTAAGTTGATTCCCTAGGACACTTTTTGACCTAGGCAATCTTAATTTCTACGAACCAAGCAAACCCCCAACAAAACCTAAAATCCCACCAACTCCAGCACCTATAGGATTTCCTGCTGTCATTGCAGCACCCATAGCAACACCACTCATGGCACCGCCAATAGATGACATTGTTTTGTTATGTGTAGGTATTTTTGCAGCTGCTGCTCCTGCTATAGCAGCAATAAGTCTACCACCATGATTAAATACCTCGAGATCCCACAGAGCATCTTGTTCTTCAAAATGCGCGTTCTGGTCTTGTTGTTCCTTTTTTGCAACTATTTTTATTCTGGCGTATTCTATAGCTATCTGAGAGGCCATCCGTAAGAAGGACTCTTTTGCTGCAAATACTCTAAGCTGAAAATCAGCTGCCTGGAGAATTATATCTGCCCTACGATTATAATTTTGAAGATACAACTCAGCAGCAAACCTAGCTACGTTTCTTTCTTTTTCAGCTTCCAAAAGAGCCCTACCTACAACAAAAGCACTACTCATTACAGCATTAATGTCTTGCATTCCTCGATCAAAGCGAGGATAAGTTTTAGATACTAGATCAGCATCTAATTGGGAACTATAGGCATTTATGAGATCGTTTAGTTTGCTGGTTGAATCTGTGTTCATTAGGTAGGTATCTACAAAGGTAGTGGCTGTTTTCAGGGGAGTAAGAGCTGTAGCATACTCGGTTAGAGGATCAAGGTTAGTATAGAGCTCTATTTGGCTTAACGCATCCGCCAGAGCAATATCAGGATTATATGCTGAAAAACCAGTAAAAGGACTTGCTCCAAGTGCTGCATTCATGACATCAACTATACTTACTTCAACTGTATCCACCGGATCAGTTCCACCAGGAGCAATATTAGCTAACCAATCCATATGAACATTTTGAAGATACTGAGGATATTCTACCTTACCAGATCCTTGTCCACCTCCCCCAAAAGAACAATAATCTATTCCACGAATAGCATAAGGCTTACCAAAACTAAACTCACCCATATTAGGAAGCATTAGTACCCTCCCCTAAGAAATATTCATAACTCCGTAAGTAAAAGTATCAAATTTTCCTAAACGATTTATTATTGCTAGAATCTCATCAGACTGAGTATAAAAAGATAACTTCTGGCAGTTGTTAGATTTAGCAAAAAGAATAAGTTTGTTCAGGCCAAATTCCCATGCTTTAGAAGACACAGGCCTAAATCCATACACACAATATATAAGTAGGCTTTTTGTACCACTACAATCATCCCTAGTAACTGTAGTAATAACTATACCTATTAATGTTCGATTATCATTTAACATAACCCAAACTTGCATCTTACTCGAAATAAGCTGTTTAAGTACATACAACACAAAATCATCTGCACCATCCATTATCGGAGGTGCTGAAGCAAGCAAAGCTTCCTTAATCACTTCCCAATGCTCACTAATCTGATTCGGCTGAAGCCTTAGCAAGACCATACATTCCCCTAATAGCTCTTTTGTCAGTTAACTTCCACCTAATATACCCACTATCCAATTGTATGTCTGGATCAGAACTTCGTATAACAAGTCTAAACTCAACTCCACTAACATGTGGACTTACTCTTCCACTTGGCCCTACTCTTTTATAAGAACTTAGCCTAAATTCATCTTGTTTGTTGTTTCTCCAATATAAAGCCACCTCAGCATTACCACTAGAACCAAGTAAAACTTCCGTGATTGTTTTTATTGTTCTTATATTTAGGTCAAAACTATTCGAAACAAACAACCTATCATTAGATAAGTTTTCTTGTTTCACACACACAAAAGCCCCATCAGTAAAAACCCCAGTTCTAACTAATTGTGAAATTTCATATAGTTGGTTATCCGAAAAAACATAACAATTTGTATCACCAGCAATATAAAAATCCCCTCTATTCTGGTCATAGGATATTGTTATATTTTCTCCTAACATAGGTTCAAAGAACTCCTGATATCCTAGGCGTTCTATTCCCTTCGCAGTTATTCTTCTAAGGTATCCCCTCTCATCAACAAACAAATGAACATTTTCATCACCGCCAACTGCTCCTTTCCCGGCAATTCCGTAGTATGTAAGTAACTCCATACCGTACGTCGAAGCTGGCGAAGAGACAGGGTACAATGAGGTAATTCCTTGGTCCCCGTAAACAAGCATTGTCTGCTGATCCATCCCGAGGGAGTTTTTACTTGTTGTAAGTATTCGCAGGGCGTATACTTGTCCTTGCCACGGCATTGGGATATAACCTGCGGTATTCTCACCATCGAGGCTAAAGTCTTGTACACCGATTTTACTCCACTCTACCCAATTGGGGCCTTTATCAGTATTAGCTATAAACAACTGTCCCCTAAAATTACACAAAACTTTGCAATTAGGTATTTCATCCTCAGGAGCAAAATAGTAGTCACCACTAGATATATCTACTCTTATATTCAAATTACCATTATTAAATACCACATAAGGACCAAAATCAGCAAAACTCCAATGTTCTGCCGAATAAAACCAAGTAGTAAGAGGAACCAAAGAATAATCAGGCATAACCTTATAAATATAATGCCTGGCACACAGATACGTATCCTTACGTCCCTTAAACAGCTGTGGGAGATTCTCATCTATTTTTACGAGAGGCCTAGGGAATGGATCAATAAGACTTTTTTGCCCTTCCATACGAAATTCGGAAGGCTTAAGATTCATACAAGTAACACAGCCAGGATTATTTAAGCTATTTAGTTTGTCAGTTCTTAGCCCAAACCTAAACAACTGAGTTATTGGCGTCTCGAATTCCTTCATCAGCTATCCTCTCAATAGTAGAAATAAGATGCGTCTCAACATCAGCATATTTCCTATCTGGAGCAAACAATATTCCTAACGCAATATTGCTTACTTCAATGTTATCTATATACACAACAAGTTGGTCTAACTCAAATACTTCTATATTCGGGGTACTTATCGTTGTCTCCCCAGTTAACGAAATTATCTGGTATTCTCCTTTTACGTCATTCAAAAACTCCAAGCGAAGCTTAGGTTTCTTGTCTCCTAGCTTACTTACCCTACAGGCTAATCTTTTAATAGTTCCCGAACACGGAAAAAAAGAAGAACACAAAAACCCAGATTCAGCTGGCTTATCTATAATCCAACTCATAGGTATAGGAGGCATTACACTACTCATAGTTTTATGCATCCTACGACTAAGCCTATTCAAAACCATTTCAACATCACTTAATGAATCTATCTTAAACCTAGGTTTAGGTTCAACAGTCATAACTATCCCTCCATTTGATTTATATCAAATGATTCTTCCTCCACAACATCCTTGTCAATATCAGCAAGGGCTATCTCTAAGGCTTCTAACCAATCCCTAGCTCCCTCTCTATTCCTATTAAACACTTCTAACTGATATAACGCTCCCAAAAGCAATATCTCAGGATGTACCATACTCCAGTAAGTTTCATCCTCATCCGCAGTAAGTTCTGCATTCTCAAATAACCCAGTAACTTCTATAACTATCTCCTGATCTGTTGGCGGATACACCAGTACCCCATCAAAAACCTCACTACCACTCATAGCTAAAACATCAAAAAACCCAAGATACTGTTCCCACTGAGACAAAATAGGCTTATCCGGATACATCCTTAACAAAACAGGAGTAAAATACAAAGGACTTCCACTATCCACTGCTTTATTCATAGCAGGAAACTTTGTTCTAAATTCAGTATAAGATAGTTTTTTAAGCCTTGTTCTTACTTGTTCTTCAGGAAAGTGAGCCCATACCTCTCCAATAGCCCTACATCCCCTAAAAGACACCCCAGCTTCCCCAACAGAGAGCTTCTTAAAAAACCTTCCTATACTCTTCTTTACATTGATCTTTCTTTCAATAAACTTCTGTCCAGCATTAATATAAAAATCAGCCCCATTATCCTGCCAATCAACTTCATCCACTACTAAATCATATCTTCCACTCTTTTCAACAAAATGGCGTCTTACAGTAAGTAGATTCATAAGCAGGGCCTTTTACTTGATTGCCTAGGACACTTTTTGACCTAGGCAATCAAGTTAAAAATATTTAGGAGTCATACCCAAAACCATTAAGCAACATGAGCGTAGAAGCATGATGTACTTCCAGCCCACACTCAGTCAAAAATCCCTCTTTAATTCCATCGATATTAACCCACGAACCTTCTTTCAAACTTGAATCCGCCTGAAAGTAGGTGTCATCAATATAATTATACCTGATGTTCGCCGGGTCAAACAACAACATACTATATCGATTTGAGGGTTCAAAACTAAACAATGGGTGGATATACATATCTATCGACCCAAACGGAGTAACCCATTCCATAATCTTAATACCATATGAAACAGTCTTTGGCGTAAACTGGAACTGTCCTCGCTGCTCTACATACTTATTCAGAGCAAGCATAGTACCACTTCCAACATAGGCTGTACGGTTCTTGCTACCGTACCTAAAGCACACCTCCAACCATTTGTTCAGCCATTCTCCACCGGCCTGCATCCAGGTAAATCCGTCAAAATCCGAGTCAGTCCGGTAATCGCTTCTATTTTCAGAAGGGACAAAACTACAAACTCCACCAGTAGTTCGTTCAGGCTGTCCATTTTCTCCAGTAAATTCTGTCATAATACCCCACAAGAACGCCTTTTCCATTTCTATTCCATGACGTTCCAGACAATCTCTCTTAGCCTCCTGGTAAGCGGATGACCCATAACGAACTTTAGTCCTCATACGAGTTCTGGTAAGACTCAATGAAGTCCTAAAAATCTGGGTGTAGTTATACTTTTTGTCAGGGTCGTATGCGATACTATCAGGCATTTGGCTGCCTTCAGGATTAATGTTACCAATAATCAAAATCCTGTCGCAATCACTCAAGTCATTCCCTACACCATTATCGTCAGCCTCAAGAAGCTTAACCGCTATAGTTGAGGTTGTGCCGTTCTTAGTTACTGACAGGACTTTTGCGTTAACATCCACAGTAAGGTTACTACTATCCCTCAAAAGAACCTGGTGCCCCTGCCTAAATTCACTTACTCCCGTGGTTTCCTCAGTAGCCGTAATATACAATACCTGCCCAGCTACCCCACCACTCACGTAATCAGTTCCAGCCTGGTCAGACTTAACAGCAGTTACAGTTGCCGCCTGGGGAGGCAACCCCTTCTCAAACCAGTGAAATTGTGGGTCAGTAACCATACTTGAAGGCATCAAAGCAGTAAGTGCAGTAAGAGAAACAGATCCGTTAGGGTACATCCTAAGAATCTTTTCCCTCCACGACTTGGGCCTAAAATCGCTATCTGCATGACTTGCCGAAGAACGCATATTCAAAAAAGCTTGCATATGATTTACTCCTATTTTAGTTGATTCCCTAGGTCAAAGTTTGACCTGGGCAAAGACTTAGTTTATATCAGACCAAGTACCATAAACTCCAATCGCTGCCCAACTGTTTGTATCTACAGCAAGCAAAGTTATGGTATTCCCAATAGCAGAACTACGAATAGCATCTCCCGCACTATTCGTAAGACCAAGGATAGTATCAGTATTATCGGGGTTAATATCCAAATTCTGCCCAGCAAGAACTACAAAAGTAACTTTCTTCCCAAGCATGCTTGTGGCAGTTGGAAGATTATAAACCAAACCCCCACTTGCACCTTTGTTTGTGTAGACTCCCCCTGAACTACTCGTAGTCAAGGTTACAGGAGAATCCCCCTCAGTCTTAGCAGTAATAGGTGCTACATCCAACACCAAAGTACCACTAAGATTAGGAAGAGTTATGGTCCTATCTGCCGTAGGGTCAGTAGGAGTTAGAGTTATTTCATTCCCATCAGCCGTTACTCCTTCAAACACAATGCCATTAGAAGCAAGCCAAACGCTATTTGCTGCATCTGCTGCATTAGTCGAAAGAGTAGACAAAACAACTGTGCCAGAACTATTAGGAAGAGTAATAGTTCTATCAGCCGTGGGATCCACTACAGTCATACTTGTTTCGTAGTTGTTTGCTGTAGCTCCCTCAAAAACCAATGAATTACTTGCACCATAAACGCTGTTCGCTGCATCCGGAGCGTTCGTCGAAAGAGTCGAAAGCATTATGGTGCCTGATGCGTTTGGGAGTGTTGCAGTCCTATTATCAGTAGGATCTTCAACAGCCAGAAGGGTTACAAAATCATCTGCCGTGGCTCCTTCAAATTCAACACCTGTCGTAAAGGACGTACCAGTCAGAAGATTTGTCTCACTTCCAGAACTATCCTTAAACATCAGAGTAGTTGTATTTGCCACATCTTTGACATACAACCTTCCCCTATCAGTAGCAGGATTATCTGGAGCAGAAATCTCTCCCAAATCAAAATATCCACTGGTAAGTTTAATGTTTTTTCCTGAAGCATAGTTATGGGTATTTCCTGATACATCTATTCCAGCTTTCAAGAAATCTCCCAAATAACTAGCCCATACAGGAGTACTAACAAAAATAGCACATAACACAAAACCAAAAATTTGTTTTTTGTTAAGCATTAACATCCCTCCTATTAGGTAAACATATCACTAATTACCCACCATCTTTTACCGTCACTGAACAACAGAACCCTATCCAGATCAGCATTAAGGGATATATTACCAGGCCAATCGTGGCTAGGAGCCAGCGTAGAATCATAAACAGTTACAGTCTTAGTTGCGCCAGTGAGAGCAATAATAGAGTAAAAACGCCCCTTTGCTGAGGCAACAGGAGGCATATATATACCCAAAGTACCTAAGGCACTATTTACCTCTATTACTTGTTCATACGGAGCCAGTACCCGAGTGTCAGCATCACCAGCCGTCGTGGTAATGTAAACAACCTGATCTACCTGTGAAGCAGTTCTTTCGACAATTTTGTGTTCGATCATTTTAGGCACTCCATTCGTAAGTAGTTAAAAATCAGGCATACTAGCAATTTCAAGTTCCAACGCTGAGAGCTTTTCTTTTGCTGGTTTGTTACGGGTACTTTTTTGACCCGCAGCAAACTTAGGTTTCTCTACTCTTGCTCTCTGAGAAGTCTTCAACATTGGAAGACGTTCCCTTGCTATCTTCGCCGTTTCGGCGAAAACTTGTTCAAACCCCCAATCAGGATGAGCACTTTCTATCTGCTGTGCACAGTACTGCACAAAATCCCTGTACTTAGATAAGTCAGGATTGTCTCTATAAAACTTTTGTGCAGCTTCCATAACCATAGCCTGTTGAGCAATAACAGGTTGTACTACCTGAGGAAGACTTCTCAAGCTATGTTCAATTGCATCCGTCTTTGCTTTTACATAAACACGTTTGAACAAACTCAACATTTTCTCAGGATCTTCAAAGGCCTCAATCATTTCCTTAGAAGAAATCAATTCTTCTATAGTCTCTGCTACCTGATCCTGAGTAGCTACAGCAGAAGTTTTTTCCTCACTCAACTTTTTTTGTGATGCCTCTAAACCCATAGCACGTCGAGAAAGTTCATTAATGAAAGATAAATCGTAATCTGTCCCCTCTTCCGACGAGGATTCATCTTTATCTTTCTTATCTGGTTCTTCCTCAGCAACAACCTTATCTGTAATTTCTTCTTCATCTAGTTTAGTTTCTTCTGCGTCCTCCGAAGAGGTATCAGTATCATCAAATACTTCATCTTCTTTTTCTGTTTCATCTTTACTTTCTTCTCCTTCATCTTTACTTTCTTTTCTTTCATACTCAGTAAGATTCAAAGAAGAATCCATTTCCTCTATATCTTTTATAACTTGTTCTTCCCTTCTTTTGATTTCTTCCAAGTAATCCAAATTTTGGTCTGACATAAAAACCTCCCATAGTTAGGGGATTAGTTATGATTCCCTAGGACACTTTTTGACCTAGGCAATGACTTAAGATACCCAAGCAGTTCTCGCTACCTCTATCCATACACCATCAGTTTCCGTCTCAGGCACACCTCCAAAGTTTGCTAAAATTATCCAATCATCCAAAGATAGATTATAATCTATCCCACCATTAAGTTTAATCTTGTTTGCGTTGTGTTTTATGGTTACGTTTCCATTTGCCGCTCTAATTAACATAAGCTCTCCTGCTCTACCATTAGAGATAGACTCCAAATCAACAGCAACAGAAGCACCCAGGTAAGTAATAGTCAGCAATCCCTCTAAAGCCTCAAACGAAGTTTCACCTTCTGATAAAGTTACGTCCTGATAGCTGGCGATAGCTCCTATCGTAGCTACAGCAGCCTCAAGGTTGTTTACTGCTTCCCTAGTCTCCCTGATTATTGCAGGAAGATCAGAACCAAACGTACTTCCAGTTGGAATGCTAGGATTCAATGTCATTAAATTGCTCCCTTATTTCAGCTAAAAGCAATGAGTCGTCTTCTATGGTAGTAATAAAAGTCCTGAGTTCGCTTATAGCCCCACGAATTAAATCATCTGACATTTGCTGCTCACGCAGCGCAGAAGGAAGTTCTAGTATATCCCTCAAATCTTCTATCCGCTCAGAGATAAGATTCTTCATATCTTTCCATAATGCAGAAGAATGAATAAACTCATACCAAACTTCAGGACCTGCCAAAAAAGTCATAACAAGAATCCCCTTAAAAGTTATGGTTGACAAGCACAGGAGGCACACGTAGAAATAGAGTGCCATATCCACAAACCAGGGCGTCTATATCTAAGTTCTCCTATAGCTGTAGTACCTCTAATAGTAAGATATTTTCCAGCTCCGCAAACAGTTCTAGTACCATCTGCGGCGGCAAAATCTATCTGTTCATCATCCGCAGGATCCAGGCGAATATCATAACTAGTTTGCTGACCGACCAGAAGATTAAATCCATACAAAGCAGGACGAGGCAAAGTTAATGTAATTGTTCCTGTTGCACCAGCGTTTGTTACAGATGAGCCACTAAATCCTGCATCAATAGAACTATTAGAAGTAAAAGACAGGTGAGTAGGGTTATCTATAACAGTATCTGTTGCAGAATGTTTTATGATACGACCAGTAAAAGTGCCAATATAAGTTTGGGGTCCAAATACATTATACCCAGATACCGATTCAGCACTTATAGCATATCTACTAGTAACCCCTGTGTTGATAAAAACATTATTATGAACAGAGTTATACCCTTCATGGTTATTTAAATCCATAAAGGTATATCCGCAGTCTATTAATGTATTATTTGACATAGCTATCTGCTGAGCACCAGCCCAACGTACACAGGAATTAGAGCTATTTTTGATGATATTATTAGATATGTTGTTGTACTTAGAATTTCCATCTGTTCCTTGCAACAACAAACCAACCAACCCACCATCAATATAATTTCCTACAAACTGAATTCCCTCAGTGTTCGATACAAATTTCACCGCATGGCTAGTTGCTCCTACACATGAATTACCTGTCCAAACACTACCAGCACCACGAACATCAAAACAATATAGGTTTGAGTAAGTATCCCCAGAAATAATAGAATTACCTGATACCGTGCAGTTATTTGCTCTCTGTTCTGAGGAAGGCTCAAAGTCTATTCCTGTCTGATGCCAGTCCTGAATAAAATTATCTGCTATAATAGCTCCAGAAGCATTAATAATAGAAATACCATTTCTTCCTACAGTCTGTATGTGGAGGTTAGATAACCTTACTCCGTAGTTGTAGTTGCTTCCAGACCCACCAACATAAACACCATCCCCACCACTAACTCCACCACCTTCTGGTCTATTAGCAGTTATGTTTTTTATTCTAATGTTTTCCACTCGATTGTTGTAGGTAGACTGCGTATCGCACATTATACGCACACCATTCATTCTCAGATTAGTGGCAGTTGAGTTACCATCTAAAGTACCTCCACCATTAATCAGGGTATCAGACATACCAGTATAAATAAGAGCATAAGGCTCCGGTACTACTCCAGTAGAGCGTATAGTAGCGGCATTTGCTATTTCTATGTGTGTCTTATCATAGACAACTACCATACCATTAGTCAGATAAACACCACCAGAAAATAAGATTCTTCCTCCCTCAGGAATCGAAGCAAGTGCCTGAGCCATATAAGTAGTATTATCTGTCGTTCCGTCTCCTACTGCTCCCCACCATTCCGGATACACAGGATTAGCTGCATCCGCTCTAGCAAACTGCACACCATTACCTGAGAATGTCTGATACGGCCCAGCAGAATAACAACCCAAAGTCAAAGAACCCATAACCAAAGAAATAACAGAATTCTTTTCAGACTCTATACACGTATTCTCATCCAACAGTATAGCACCTGAAAGTGATTCTGCCTTATCTATTATGCACTTTGCTTTTATTCCACTAAGAGTTCCTAAAGCCTGCGTAAGATTATTAAACCAAGATGAACGAATCTTAGCTCCATTACTAAAAGTAACACTTCCAGCCCCATCAAAAATCTGATACGACCCAGCTTCCACAGGACCAGCAATAGCTACACTTACTCCCCCAGAAACATCAAGCATACCACCACTAGTGAATTTAAGAATAACATTACTAGGTACTTCCACATTTCCACTGATTCCTTGGGTTGACGAAATCTCAAGAACTCTTACATCTGTGTCTATATCATCCAGCGCCTTTGCAAAACTTGGCCACCAATTGGCTTGTAATGGCTGACGAGCAGACAAACTAACTGCACCATCTCCATAAAACACCTGATTGTTAGGAGCACTAAAATATCCATCAATAACTAATTCTTTACCTGCATTTATTGTTATGGTTCCTCCGCCTCGTATTCTCATATTTATAGAGTCTAGCAAGGAAATATTATTAGCTACAACCAAATCAGAAGATATTTCTACCTCAGCTTTTGTTGCCCCTAGAATACTTACTACTTCATCTAACCCACCAAACCATTCTACTGCAAGGGCTTGCTTAGGTGGAACTACTGTTCCAGGCCCCACAAAAATCAAGTGATTTCCAGCAGTAATAGGCCCCAGCAAGGTCAAAGTCTTACCAGAAGCTACAGTAAATTTACCCCCGCCCAAAAACCACACATGAACATTAGAACCTATCTCCACATCAGACGACACACTAACATTACCCACAACCAACAAAGTCTTATTACTTGCTCCTATAGCAGTTAAAGCGCTTGAAAGAGATGAATATCCTCTAACATCATACCAAGGAGCACCTTTAACAATAATATCAGGAGTAATATTAAACCCCATAACCCCAAAACAAATTACCAAAATTCCTACAAACTTAATCCAATGTTTTCGTATCTTCATACCTATGTTCATATTCATATTTTTTCTTTCCTTCCCTAGGTCAAAAAGTGTCCTAGGCAAACTTAGTTTCTACCCCATACTAACTTCTTCCTGATTAGGCATTGGAACTAAATTTCCTTCTTGTACTTGCTGTTGTACCTGCTCAGTGGGCATTTGTTTTAGTTCAAAGTCAGAAATATTCTTGGCTCCTAGATTACGAGCGATGTACTTAAATAGTTTGAAGATATCTATTCTTCCTGCTGCAAAATCACTTTGAATAATACTTTGAAATATTTGAACCCACGCCTGGCTAAAATTACCTCCTGGAACACTCCCGTCCTTAACTAATACATCATAGTCAATAATAAGGTCGTAAGGTGTAATATGTATACGTCCATTCTGGATTTTATTTCCTAGCATAGAAACTAGTTCTTTCTCGGTCTCACCAGTTATTTTTAGATACACTTCCTGGCTCATCAACTGTTGAGTATGTGACGCATACATATATCCAAGGTCCTGCATTGCCTGGAGACCTATTATCCTAGCTATACGCTCAAGTCGATTCAAGGCTGACCCCTGGGTTCCTTCGAACTCAGTTGCTGTACGTCTTTCAGAACCAGGACGCATAACACCCATCAGATTATGTGTAGCAGCACTCACACGCTCCATAATGTCAATAATATTTCTAGCGTCGTTTATGTTATTTGCAGTTACGTCGGTCACTTTTAGCTGCTGTACAACGTCAGATACCCCCTTTCCCCATGCACTACGCCTCAGTCTTATAAGCTTTCCTGGTTGGGGATCACGTAAATCGTTCATATTAACAAGAAAAGGATCTACTATAAGCATGTCATTTAAGGCTTTTCTTGCATTAGCCTGATGTGAATTAAACATAAAGTTAAGTGAGGTTTGAAGCCCGTCCACTAATTCAAGCCTAGAAATAGGTGTAGAGGTTCTGCCGTCAAAGTCAGGAGCACAGACACAGATAGGAAACATATCATGGTTGAGACCAAGTGGACGGGCTTCTATAATAACTGAGTCAGCTGCAAGGCAAAAATACCATTTTTCAGGATATTCTCCGTCAGGATTAAATTCACCACCTTTAAGGTTATAGTCTTTTGGAATCAGTTTAACATACATATGAATAAGATCAACAGGCTTTGCTATAGACTCACTTATAGCAAACCTATCTGTCCCGCCGTACCTCGATCCTCTTGCAGAATCATCATTCTTAAACAAAGCACTACGCCGACTTGAAATTTCTTTCAAGTACTTCACATTAAAAACATCCTCGTCTCTTCTCTCCCTATTAAGAAGCTCCATAAGCGGAACTGTCTCTACCCACCCAACAAACTCACCCTTCTGTACTTCATGCACACCATAGTTAGGGTCAGGAAGATACCTATAAGGATCAATGTTTTCAAGGTCATTTCCTTCAAACAACAAAGCTTCTTTCATTTGTCGCACAGGCTTTTTACCTACATTAAGTCCAAACAAAGAAAACAAAGGCTCTTCGTATACTTCTGTCTTGTAGCCCCACTTTTCTTTCCAAACAGGTGCTACTACACCTAACCCATATGCAAGAGAATCCCGCCACATAGTATGCAAAGGCAAAGCTATTTTCATCTGCTGACATTGAGTATTTATGCACATCTCAAGAAGCATAGCACCTATAATATCTTCGGGTCCAGTACCTTCATATCTAAACACAGGTTCTTGAGCAAAGGCAGCCAATAGATAAGTAAGAATAGTCTCAAGTGTAGCATAGCTATAAGGAATAACTATAGACACAGGTTTACGTGAGTCATTACTTAAGACCTCTGTTTCTTCCTCATCCGCCGGAATAAATGCCGTCAAACTTTCATCGATCTTATTCCAACTATCAAACCTTCTCTGTATAACCCTATAACTCTCATTCGCATAATCAAAAACCAGGCGTTTTAGTTTTTCATGTGTCGGGGATCCTGGTTTTAAATTCAGTCCTTCTGGGTACACATAATTATGCTCTGAACGAGGAATAACTGTTTGCATATTGGAATAAGGAGAACCTGTGATATTTATCGGCATTTTAACCTCGCTAACCTAAGCCAGTTTAAATAATGACCCTTGCTGGACCCCAAAATTACTAGATGTGCTTGATCCACTCCACTTAACAGTAATAGCTAAAGCCAAAGAACCCGAAGTATTACGTGAGCCACTACCGTAAGAAGTCGTAGAACTAATAAGTATAATATTACCAGAAGCATCAATGCCCAAATTTCCATTTAATTGTCCGTATACTGTGGCAGATGCTCCAGAAGTTCTAAAAGTAACAGTTCCATCAATCTCAAAACCCTGATAACCACCTACCTTAGGAGAAACAGTAGCATAACACAAGGTAGTTCCACCAACCTTCAGATAGATAGTTAAAGTATGTCCTGTGTAAGCTCGAACCCTACCTCTAAGCTTACATATAAATTGCTGCCCAGCAGATATACTATTAGCAGGAATTGTATACGTAAACACAGTGGTTTCAGCTGTAGTGTTAGTAACATTTCCAGGGGAGGTATCTACAAAACAAGTTTGAAGATGCCCTAAAACAACCTTATTAGAAAGTGTCTGAGTTTTAGTATCTAGTACAACTTTATACCTAGTACCCCCTATCGTAAAATACAGATCCCCACTATCTGCTTCTATATCACCATTACCAGGCGAGGAATTAAGAGTCCCTGCAGGAAGAGTCAAAGGACTATTAGTACTAGAACTTTTCCTCAACACTAACTGCTGACTTGTATATCTGCCTCCTATAGCTATCCACGAACCTGAAGTACTGTTAAGTACTACCCAAGGAATATCCTCAGTTAAGGTTGTAACATCCCAAGTATATAAAGTGACATGGTTTCTAAAAGCACCTGACTGGTATGCTATTAGTAAACATCCTTCAGTACCAGACAAACTAGCTAACTCTGTAGGGTTGGTGATATCTGCGACAGATACCGCCCGAATTACTCCACTTAAATCAGCTAATCTCAACACATGCTGATTAAGTGTAGGGGCAGTAGATATGTGTAATTGTCTTGCCCTAACAGCAGCATGGGCCACACCATCAGGATATGTATCTGAATCATTATACGTTAAAGGACCTACAGAACCTATATAAAATTCACGCTCAGCCATTAAGTAACTTCCTCATCAGATATCTTCAATCTACTAGCTATAGCCTTCAACATACCATAGTTTTTGACTGAGAATTCTCTTAGTCCCTGAAGCACCTCATCATGTATATCAATTCTTTTATGTAAATGTGTAACTTTGTATGACATTTCATTTACAAACATATCCCTACACTTTTCACATGCATCTTTCTGGCGCTCACAATCTTGTGTACTCACAAAATTATTACGCATAACTAATATGTTTATAAGAAAACCCACTATAAACGAAGCAAAAGAAATAACAATAGAAACACTTACAGGAATAACACTTACAATATTATCTATTTCTTTTACTACTTGTGCAGGCATAGAAGAGTTCCTATAATTATTTAAGTTTGCCTAGGACACTTTTTGACCTAGGCTAGATTACTCTCCACCCCTCAAAAGCCGGTTCGTCCATGTCCGCAAAAACATCCAAACCACTGGGTTCGTCATCTGAGTCAGAATAAAAATATCTTTCCCCATGCTCCAACAACTCAACTACATATGCCTCAGCATCTATTGCATCAAATCTTTTGCACCTGGGAAAAGATAAAAGCTGTGCCTCTATAGGACCACACACAGAAGGATTGTGGTAAATACTGCCTTTACGATAAAAAGGCGCAAGAGCAGCTATTCTAAACTCTTTTTTATTGCGAGCCGAAAGCTCAACAAGTTCTATATTGACATTACGGGCACTAAGTTCGTTCTTTATCGGGTATGTGATAAACTCATTAAGACTAGTTACTTCGATAGCAAGAACCCTTGCTCGAAGTCTTATACACATATTGATAGCTTCGGCATATAGCTCATCAGGATGTAGTTTCTTTGCAACAAGATCCCTTATAAAAATCCTACCATCTGATCTATTAATTCCTATTCCTACTATTGCACTCTCAGCACTATGAAGTTTTACTGTTTTTGCTGGATCTACTATTACTACATTCTCAACTAGCTTATTTTGATCCAGTTTTTCTTCGTGTTCTTCATAATACTTAAAGTATGTCTGCTTAAAAACAGCATCTTCTGTCGAAATAGGGATATTCATAAACTCCCGATAAAACAAATCCAATAATCCAGCTTCCCTATGCCTCTCTACCTCCCTTTTTATCTCTTCTGTTGTCATGTATTCGGGAGCATATGAATTGTAGTTCTCATCACATATACTTAAAACACATGATTCCCAATCCAAAGACTGAACAAGATCCATTAAAAGAGAATCTTCGTGTTTCATCGTATCAATGTAGATTATTTTCCAGTTATCCAAATAAAAATCCACACTTTTCATAACATCCGAAAAAAACCAGGTCTTTAGTTTTTGCCTGTTTACTTCGTTCAGTACTTCTTCAGAACTTTCAAGGTCATCTACTATAATTAGTTGAGGTCTATGGCCTCTCCAGTTAAGTCCTCGTATCTGCTGTCCAGCACCACGAGGAAGAACATAAGTTGATCCAAAGGCAGTCCAAGCTTTCTTAGAGAAACTCTCCTCAGCCTTCTTAGGCCCCTCTGTATCAGTAATAGTAATATCCCCGAAAAGTTCTTTCACATAAACATTAGATAAAAGCTCGTGCTTCAAATTCTCAGTTTGCATTTCTGCTACTGTAGCAGAGTTAGATACATAAGAAATAAAGTTAATATCTCTCCACAGTATCCCTTTTGCTGCAACAGTCCTAGCTATAGTTGTTTTACCTATACCTCTAGGAGCAGCAATAGCAATCTTACGAGCACCGCTATCTAAAAGATCAAAAATCTGGGTATGAAGAGGACTAAAGGAAGAGCTAAAAAGATTAGGGAAAATAGTAGTAGCAAAAACTCGAGTGCTTAAATACATAGAAGAGAGGATATCTTGGATAATGTCATCTTGTTTTAGGAGCATTACTTAGGTCCTTCTATGTTTCTAAAAACTCGAAACTTGTTTTTAAGTACTTCTCTCCGGTCTGCCTGAGACAAGTACCTAGACTTTATTCCTACTCCAGGAAGAATCTGAAGCTGTACAGGAGCCATAATACCGCACATAGAATGATCATACTCGAGAATAAAAGCATGAAATATCTCATGCAAAACTACCCATGGATCAGTAGTACGAAGTGTTATATATCTGCGCCAAGTATTATCTATCACACCTTCCCAAGTAGGAATAAACACATTCCTAAACAAATCACCAACAACATCAGACACGACAGACCCTATCTGAAAAGATATAATCAAATCAAACTCATCACCAATGTTGTTAGTAGTCTGAAACTCGTTATAGCATTCCACCAAACGAGTCACAGCGCCATCAGGATAGTCCGCATGTCCTCTCATGCACATAGAAGGAAGAATTACGTCATAAAGTAACGTAATGCCCACCTGCTCGTTTAAGCTCGAGGCGGTCTTACCAAGAACTTCAGATATCTGCTGCTCAGTCACATGCCCATCATAAAACACGAGTACTCGTATCTCGCGGGGAGGCTGGTTCGAAACAACAAATGCCTCAGCATAAATGTCGTTTTTGACAGTCGTGCAGCAGCCAAAAACGAGCATCATGAAGACGCCTGCAATGGATGCGATTAATGTTCTTATATTCATTCCAAATCCACTGAATTGATTGCCGTGATTGAATCTTCATCATCTTCCGTCACAGCCATAATTTGCTGCTTTGCAGAGTAATAGCCGTTCACCAGATGATTACTCAGTAAGTTCGCATTCTCACCGAGGACTTTCAAAATCGCTTCGGCACCCCCATAAGCCTGTAACATGAAATCAATATACTGGTTATAGAGTGTAATTGTGTCTATATCTGTAACAATACCTATGCGGATCGCCTCACCCAGAACCAAAGCCCGCGTAACATCAGTGATATTGTCTCCGTAATCTCCGATCTGAGCAGCTAATCTTGGTCGCATTTTGGTCTTGAGATATTGAATACGCGCAAGTTTTGCCAGGTCTAACTCAGTCTCGTCTCCGGTCAATAGTTGACCATAAAGTTCAATTTGTTGCTGTTTTTCGTCAGTGAGCATTTTGTTTTCTCCTATAATAATTCATCCTACCGGATCTACAGCTAACACAGGAGCACAACATTAAACTAAGTAGGCACCACACCGAAACCCCACAGCTTGGTCCACGCGCTCCCGATGGCCGTACCAAATGACAGCCCAAACCCCCGCATCCGAACTGCCGGACCAGTACGAGCAGGAGGTGAGACATAGATCATTGCAGATATATTGAGAGTATTCATCCTGGCCAAAAAATATATCGGTCCCAGTCGTACCAATACCATTCGCATCGTTGGGAATTCCAAGTCCGGTAAGAAGCCATCCATCACCACTTGTCGCCTCCGAGAGTACTTGGTTTCCGCTACCGAACCGCTGATCGATAACGCCTCCGCCGGCAGTTTGGAAAGCCGGGGAGAAGGGTTCCATCATCGCGGCTACTCCCGTAGCTCCCCAGTGGTCCGTGGCCTGCGTGTTTCCTGGTGTAAAATCTTTCATCCTGGTAGCCTGTTTTGCCGCGTAAAATGTTCCAGTAGTAACCGTACCAGCACTCCCATAATCCGTGTACTCAGATGAGTTTACGCCATCCAAGGTAAATGTATTTTCTCCAGTAACTGTAATGGTATAAAGTTTTTCGTTAAGCTCGGTCATGCCAACAACGCCAGATATCCAAATAATCGTACCATTAGCGTATCCATGCGCATTTACAGTCACTTCACATGGGTTGGCTTTGGTCGCACCTACAATATTTTTACTGGCCGCGATACAGGTGACGCCAATAGAAATTTCAGACATCAAACCGTTTAGGTCCGCAACCCCGCAGTCCTGGCCATTATGAGTGGTTTTAGCAAACAAACTTCCAGACCCAGTCTTTCCGCAGTTGGAGTACCCGTCCGAGATGTATAGCACTGACGTATCATCGACATCCCGTAGGGCATTATTGTTGCAACCCTTGGGATATGCCTTCCCAGGTTGCCACCAGGCGCAATTGGCGGTGGATACCGCCGCCTGGCCGTGAGCGAGTGAGAGGAGCGCCAGGGCTGCGTATTGAAATCTGGACGCGCAATGGAAGATGGATGCTGCATCCAAAGCGCCATTCACTCCAGATCTCCCTTTAGCTGCCTGGATGGCCGAGGCGTATATGTTGCCGAGGCTGACCGACGTCACCTCGGCTATTGGGTTATGATTTACATTAGTCGAGATTGGGTTGCCGTTACGAATACTGGATGCCACCCAGCCAGTCCCCTTCGCATTTAGGCTGCACATATACTTATCTATGAAGAAACCGGGCTGCTCCACACCACCATCGATGAAGGCTCGATGCAGGGCATACCCGGCATCATTTGCGGCCGCAGTATTCGCGAATGAAGCTCCTCCCTTAATATCCATAACATTCACGGATAGCCCATTACTGCCAGTCCCAACCTTATAATAGAACTTGGGAATCCAGCACATAACCGAGCCATCTTCATACTGATAGTTTCCATAGTTCACATGTCCCCTAATGTCATACCCAGGCAAAGGAGTAAACCCCGCAGGCAAATAATAAGAAGGACATATCCCCACCCCAAAACCCATAGTACCAGGAACCCCAATTACATTGGCTTCGCCCGTAGCTAAATATTGATAAGGCCTAGACCTTTGCATAAACACACTCCTAACTAGTTAGCTATAACTAATATACACAGTCCCACCATCAATAGTATCTACCTCAATTCCATCAACAAAAATATCCGAAAAACTCTTCCACTCAACATACGCACTTTCGCCGTTAGGAGCTGGTCCAGTAGATCTTACCTTATACAAAAGATTTCCGTTACCATCACTTACTTTCAAGTCCTGGCCCGTGTTTGATGGAAACCATTCTATTCCAAACAATATAACTCTCCTGGTTTCCACAGTTCCAACCTCGGTAACTTCTTTAACTTCCCTCAACAAAGTAGGCATAATATCTCCTAAAACTATCTCAAAAGTAAAATAACTGTTCCCTCCTTACTATCACCTGCGTTAGCTACAACCAAATTAAGAGAAGTGTTAATAAGATTTACTTTCTCTCCATCATTAGAGTAAGGAACCATAATATTATCAAAAGCAGCAGCACTAGCACTTAAGTTAGCCCCACATCCAAAAAGAACATCCCTACCCCACTCATCCAATATCTGTACATCATAATCAGCACTAGGAGTAACATCACCAGAAGCAGGAATAAACGTAACCTGTTCTACTCTACCACTAATATTAGAGATACTCCCAACACCCGAAACATCCCCATCTGTATCACTTTTCCAACTAAACTCTACCACAATAAACCAAGTTTTTCCTACTTCATGCCAGACTTTCTTAGTTGTTGTACACGAACCTACCATTATAAGTCTCCCTTTCTTGGTTCGATTCCCTAGGTCAGAAAGTGTCCTAGGCAATATATTAAAACACCCTATCTAGTGTTAATTTTTTATATTACGTGGAAGAAAGACCCTATGGGTATATAGTTTTACCTGGAATTAACTATATGTATGATTTCTTCCACGCATATAACGCAATCATTTGCCACCAGCACTTTCAGCACTTTGGCCTTGTTTTTCCTTTTCGGTACCGACACATGATGAAGAAACTTCCAGGAACTCAACATCAAGTGAGTCTTCTTCAGATGGACTCTCGGTACTATGTAGGATATCCTTATCTTCTTGGTCAGCTGGAGAAGACAGCACCCCAGCTAGCTGAGCTGTCTGCAAAGCTCTCTTTTTTATCTCATCTATTTCCTGAGGCGTGAGATGAGTGATTGTTCCTTGTACAGATATTCTCTGGGGTTTTACATAGCCTCCTAGCCCCAGAAACTCCCTAGCCTCCCTCATACGTACAGGCATAGGAACTGTCTCGTCTTGTATGCCTTCCTTAATTACTTCTACGCACGTAGGAGCAAAATCAGAGATTTCTTTAGCCAAGTCCACTGCATTACACGACCTGGCTGCCTGAAGCAAGGACATATACTCACGAGCTACCTGCGAACTCAAGCAAATAGTCACACTCTGAGGAGTAATATTAAGCATCCTAGCTATCTGCCTATTCTTGAATCCAAGCAGCCCCAGCCTGATAATCTCATGATGCCTCGGGCGAAGTTCTCTCAGCTGCATCTGAGGCCCCTCAGGACTTCTAGTCCTCCTGCGGTCCCTAGAGTTTTTTATGGTATCAAAAGAAGAATACATAGCTAAGTATCCTACGGAAGAAGTAAGTTAGCCTAGGTCAGAAAGTGACCCAGGGAATCTAAGATTCTCCGTACTCATTCAACATCACAGCAGTCTGTTTAGCCCACTCAGTAAACAAGTCTATCTCAGGCCTACACCCCTGAAGAGAAGCCTGGACAGACGAGTCTGTCCTAGCCGAAGAGTCTGTTATCCTAGGTTCGCTGGGGTCAGCTGTCTTGGGCATTAGTTCTTTCCTTTTTTGGTTTTCGAAGGCTTCCATCCTGTCTCGCGGAGTGCTCCATAAACATACGCGTCTTTTTGCTTGCCTTTCAAGCCCATGCGATTTGCTTTGGCTTTCAAAGCTTGTTCAAGTTTCTTTGGCATCGGTGTGGTCTCCGTAGCTAGAAAGCTGCCCTAACTCCTATAAAAAACTTCTTAAAGCCTACTAAGTTACCTGTTCGAGTAGGGTTCGTGTGAGAATAAGACCCACTATAACAGGACTGGACTTTTATGATGGGTTTCCAGTCTAGCCCCAAAAACATAACTAACGTAACTACACAAAGCCAGCTAAGTCCGAGGTAAGAGTAGTAAAAGTATTGTCTTCTGTCATGTTGCTTTGGTGTTTTCATTGTGTGCTGCCTCAGTTACTTCCAGGGATTCCTCCAATCTAGGCTTAATGGTTTGCTAGTGCCTAGAGTCCTGAAGATTAGTACTAGCCAGCCACTAATAAACATTATCTTATTAAGTATATCCGGAGGCA